GAACGCGCACAGCGACCCTCTCCGAGCCCGTGGTGTGGACGGCCGCCGTGCAGCACTACGTGGGCCTGCGCCGTCGCGACGGCGGCTTTGCGGGCCCCTACGCGGTCTCCAGGGGGGCGGACGACGCCACGGTGATCCTGGCCACGGCGCCTTCCCTGACCCCGGACACCGGCTTCACCCGGGAAAAGACGCTGGTCGCCTTTGGCGCCGGCGAGAGCTACCGGATCCTCGCGCGCGTGGTGGGCCTGCGCCCGCGCGGCCTCCACCAGGTCGAGATCACCTGCATCAACGAGGACGACCGCGTGCACACGGCCGACCAGACCACGGCGCCGCTGCCGAGTTTGGGCATGGTGCTGGCCGGCAACGTCTCCCGGCCGGTGGTGCAGGGCCTCACCGTGATCCAGGGCGGCACTCCGGATGCGCCGGTGATCTTCGCCTCATGGCTTCCGGCGAGGAGCGCCGAGTACTACCTCGTGCAGCAATCGACCGACGGCGCGAGCTGGATCGACGTGGGCCAACCGACCGCGGCGCGGCTCTCCTTCGCGGCCCTGCCGGGCGTGAATTACGTGCGCGTCGCCGGCGTGGGCCTGCAGGTGGGCGCGTGGGCGACCTGGTCGGGCGTGTACGGCGCGGGCGTCTACGGCGCGAATCCGATCTTCACGATCCCGAACGTGACGGGGCTCGAGCTTTTCAACCAGGGGCCGGTGACGACCTTTACCGGGCGCGACGCGAAGTTCGCCTGGCGAGCGTCGTCGACGACCGGCGCATCGGAGTTAGGCTCGGAACGCTTTGGCGCCGGCGACGGCTATGCCGACCGGTTTTTTGCGTACTACGAGGTCAGGATCGAGAAGACCGACGGCACGCTGCTGAGGAACGACCGCGCGGCGAACTCGACCTACACCTACTCTTTCGAGAAGAACTACGAGGACACGAACGGCGCACCGGTGCGCGAATTCCGCATCAAGGTCTGGCAGCGCGGCCGGGACAACCAGAGATCGCTGATGCCGGCGCAGCTCACCGTCTCGAACCCGCAGCCGGCCCTGCCGGGTGCGGTGTCGGTGGAGGCGGGCTTCAAGCAGCTCATCTTCAAGAGCACGCGGCCCTCCGACACGGACTGGGACGGGCTGCTCGTCTGGATGAGCGTGACGGCGGGATTCACGCCCGGGGCGGGCAACCTCAAGTACAAGGGCCCGGACCCGGTGGTGCAGCTCGATGGCATTGCGGGGGAAACCTACTACCTGCGCTACGCGAGCTTCGATTCGTTCGGCGCGACCGGGGTCACGCTGAGCGGCGAGCTCTCGCAGACGGTGCTGCAGATCGTCGACGCCGACATCGCGGCGAACCAGATCCGCGAGACGCACCTCTTCGAGGACCTGGGCGAGCGCATCAACCTGATCGACGCCGACGCGGTGACGCCCGGATCGGTCGCGAACCGAATCGAGGTCGAGGCGGCCGCGCGCATCGCAGCCGTCAGCGCCGAGGCCGCCGCGCGCGCGACCGCGCTGGTCACAGAGACGTCCGACCGCGTCGCCGCGATCGCGGCCGAAGCACTCACGCGCGCGACGGCTGATACCACAGAGCTGAACATTCGCTCTGACCTCGCAGTACAACTGCGAGGCGGCTACACCGGCACCGACCTTAGTCTCGTGACTTCCGGACTCGTGCATTCGGAGCGCGTGGCGCGGGTAGCGCAGGACACGTCGATGGCTGCGGAAATTTCTCTTCTGTTCGCGAGCGTGGCGGGCTCGTTCGATCCCTACCAGACCTGGTACTTCGACGGCGGTGTCGAGGGCTGGCAGGCCGACGGCACGACGACGCTCGGCTACAGCAACGGCTTTCTGACCTACGACTCCACAGGTACGACGCCGGGAATTGCGCTCACCACGGACTTGTCACCCGGCGTCACGGGCAATCAGTATCGAGCAGTCAAACTGCGTGTGAAACGCACGGCCGGTGCAGGCTGGTCGGGGAAGGTCCAATACAAGACCGCCGGCCACGGGTTCAGCGCGTCGTACTACAAGACCGTCGCAGATCCGGTAATCGCTATCGGGGATTTCGCGGTTGTTGCGTGGGACATGACCGCGCTGACGGTCGGCACGACCGACTGGCTCACGAGCACGATTCTGAACCTGCGCATTGAGCTTGGGGCTACTTCGGCCGATGACTTCGAGGTCGATTGGATCTCGGTCGGCCGTGACGCGCCGGGGGCCTCCACCGCGTCGGTGCTGACCGAAGCCAGTGTACGTGCGACTGCAGACAGCGCGGAAGCAACCGCTCGACAGCTCGTCTCATCGAAGACGCTGGGGACGGTAGACCCCACGACAATTACCAACCTGGCTGACTTGAGTTCCGGGATCCTCTACGAGGAGCGAACAACCAGGACGACCCAGGACACCGCACTGTCCACTTTGATCACGGCACTGACGTCGACCGTAACGACCAACAACACGACGCTCACCTCGTCGATCACCACGGAGGCCACCGCGCGCGCGAGCGGCGACGCGACGAACGCGAGCGCGATCACCGCACTGACCTCGACGGTTTCGGGCGTCTCGGCTTCTCTTGCAACCGAGACCTCGACGCGCGCCACGGCCGACACCGCGCTCGCCTCGAGCATCGCGGCCCTGTCAGCGACGGTGGGCGCGAACTCGGCCTCGATCACGAGCGAGTCGACCACCCGCGCGAGCGCGGACCTGTCGCTCGCGCTCGGGGTCAACGCGGTGGCGGCCAGCGTCACGACACTCACCTCGAGCGTCGGCTCGAACTCGGCCTCGATCTCGATCCAGGCGACCACGCTGAACGGACTCTCGACCCAGTACACGGTCAAAATCGACAACAACGGTTACGTAACGGGATTCGGCCTGGCGAGCGAGGCGATCAACGGGACGCCGGTGAGCACGTTCCTGGTGCGTGCCGACCGGTTCGCGATTGCCGCTGCCGGGGTTTCGGCGATCGTGCCGTTCATCGTGTCCGGCGGCGTGACCTATATCGCGCAGGCGGTGATCAAAGACGCCGACATCACGACGCTGAAGATCGCAGGCAACGCGGTGACGGTTCCGGCGTCGGGCTCCGGCAGCAACGGGGCGTCAGTGGCGGTGTCCGTTGTCGCCGGATCCCCGATCACGATCATTGGCGTGATCGAGGGGGGCGACGTGTTCACCGAGGCCGTGACGCTGCACGATCTGGCGCTCACTGTTGATGGCTCCCCGGTCAAGGCGATCGCGCTGTTCAACGCCTTCACGGGGACGACCGGCTACCGCAAGGGCGGGGGCACGATTGTGCATCTCTACACGCCAGGGGCTGGCGGTACGTTCACCTTCGCCGTGACGAGCTCCAACGGCAACCCGGGAACAATCACTGTGCTCCAAACCAAGCGATGAAAAGTTTCCTTGTCTATGCGACCGACGGCCGCGTCCTGCGCACAGGTCTGTGCAACGCCGAAGACCTGCAGCATCAGGCGGCGGCGGGCGAGCGGGTTATGGAAGGCGTCGCGACCTGCGCGGGGCACTACGTCAAAGGCGGCAAGGTGTTCGAAATCCCCCCGCGCCCCTCCGCGTTCCACGCGCTGAACTGGGACACGCAGACGTGGGATGCCAGGCCCGGCCTCGAGCTGGTCGAGTTACGCCGTCGGGCTTACCCGCCGTTGATGGACTACATCGATGCGCAGGTCAAAAAGGCGAGCAGCGACCCGGCGATGCAGGCCGCCGGCGAAGCCCAGGAGCTTGCCTATACCGCGGCCTGCCTGGAAGTGAAGGCGAGACATCCGAAGTGAACGCGGCATAAGAAGCGAGGGCAATCATGGGCCAGTACAGAGCAGGTACCGTCAGCGTCGAGCTCGGGGACAACGTCGTCACCGGCGTTGGCACCGAGTTCCTGGCCAACATCTCGGCCGGAGAGATCTTCTCCATCCTCGGCTCCGGGGTGCCGTACTTCGTCGGCTCGGTGCTCGACGACGAGCAGCTCGTGCTCACCCAGGTCTACGCCGGCGCCGACGCCGCAGGCCAGGCGTACTTCGTCCAGAGCGGCTACACGCCGGTGCTCGGGATCCCGTACCTCGAGCCTGGGGACCTGGACACGCACACGATCTTCAAGCGGGCGATGCTCGTGCTCGAGGTGGCGATCGCCGGGGCCGGCGCGCCGGTGACGTTTGCCGACGGGGCGCTCGGCTCGCCGGGCATGCGGCCGGCCGGCGAGGTGACCTCGGGGCTCTGGCGGCCGGGCGTCGGGCAGCTAGGCGTGCAGATCCTCGGCACGAACATCGCGCTCTTCTCGGCCACGGGGATCAACGACACGGCGATCGGTGTGACGACGCCGGACGAGGTGCACGCGACGACGCTCTCGAGCTCGGGCGTGGCTTCGCTGGAGAGCCTGGTGGTGACGAGCACGGCGACGGTCGGCGGATCGGCCGTGGCCACGCTAACGGCCGTACAGACGCTCACCAACAAGACGCTGACCGCCCCGATGATGACGACGCCGACCCTGGGCGTTGCCAGCGCAACCACAATCAACAAGGTCACGATCACCGCGCCGGCCACTGGCGCTACGCTGACCCTCGCTGAGGGATCGACACTTGCCACCGTGGGCGCTTTCAGCACGACCCTCACTGTGACGGGCGCGACGACTCTTACGCTGCCGACTGCAGGAACCCTGCTCACCACGACCGGGGCAGGCTCCGGCTTGACTGCGGTCGATGCGATCACGCTCCTCACCAAGACCTGGGCCTCTCCGGCCGCGATCGGGACCGGCACGCCGGCGGCCGGCACCTTCACGAGCCTGACCGCGACCGGCAACCTGGTGGTCGACGGCGACTTGACCGTCAGCGGCACCACCACCACTTTCAACACGGACAACATCAGCGTCGAAGATCCGCTGATGAAGCTCGCCCGCACCAATACGGGCGATGTGCTCGATGTCGGCTTCTACGGGCTCTATCAGCCCGCAGCGACCACGCTTTACACGGGCTTCTTCCGCGACGCGACCGACGGCAAATACAAGCTGTTCGCTGGTCTTGAAGCAGAGCCCACGACCACCGTCAACATCGCGGGCGCGGGCTACGCCGTTGCAACCCTCGTGGCGAACATCGAGGGGAATGTCACTGGGGCGCTGACCGGAAACGCCTCGACTGCAACCGCCCTTGCCACCGCACGCGCCATCAACGGGACCAACTTCGACGGCACATCGGCGATCACCGTCACCGCGGCAGCAGCCACCCTCACTGGCACCACCCTCGCTGCGGCGGTAGTCACGTCCTCGCTGACCAGCGTTGGCACCCTGAACGCTGGCAGCATCACCAGTGGGTTCGGTGCGATAGACATAGGCGCCGATACTTTTGCTTCGGGTAATGCGACGATCACGGGGACAATTGGTGTCAGCGGTCAGGTCACTAGCACCCTAGCCGACGGCACCGCACCGCTCGCCGTGATCTCGAAGACCAAGGTCGCGAACCTGTATGCGAGCCGCTCGGACTCTACCGAGGAGCGCCTCGTCTCCTACCTTCATCCCCATGTGCAAACCACCCGCCGCGATCTGGTGAAGGCCGGGTTCCTGCCCGCGTTCTTCAATCAGCAATGGGGCGGCGCACCGATGCCGTTTGAGATCGTGGACGGTGCGACAGGTGTGATGCACAAGTTTGATGCAATGACTTCGTATGTGGAAGACGACAGCGGGCAGGCGTTTATTAACGGGGCTTCACTAACTCACGCATACGAAGGGTTCAAAGCTAGCCAAACCGGAACGATTGCGGCGATTTGGGTAAAGCTGTACAAGGTCGGCAACCCTGCAAATAATCTACAAGCGTTCATTTATTCGGACACCGGTGGGGTTCCAAATGCGCTTGTAACAAGCGGCACGGCTACTGCACAAAGCGGCAAGCTACACACCAGTAAGACGGATGGAGAGTGGTATCGCTTCGTATTTGTTACGCCACCCTCTGAAACCGCCGGAACTCAGTACCACGTTGTTATGAAATCCAGTGGCGCGGTGGATGCGTCAAATTACTGGGTCTACAAGAGGAGCTCGGTCAAAAAGTATCCGCACGGTAACGCTGGGTACGGAGATGCAACGCCTGCGTGGACTGCGCAAGCAACCACAGCAATGAACTTCATCATTGAGCCAGTCGCCGCAGGCAACGTCCTGCAATCGGGTGGCATCTTCGGCGACGGCAAGCTGGTGTTCTACGAAGGCTCCCCGCTCAACCAGTCGGGCGGCTACTGCCGCAACCTGCGTGACATAGCGGGATTCGACCCCACGGACTTCACGCTTCTCCTGCGCGGTACTGCGTTCACCAAGAACAAGACGATCTGGGAAATGCAGTACGGGATGGACCATGACCGCATCGTCCTCCGCTGCAACGTCACCACCGGCTTTGCCAAAGTCGATCTGTATGAGACTGACGGGACCAAGCATACGGTCACGGCGACGAGCGTGGACCTGTCCTCGGGCGATCACAACATCGCAATCAGGGTGCGGGCGAAAGGCGACGGGGCCGACATTCTCCAGCTATACGTGAACGGAGTATCGAACGGCACTGCGCTGACTTCGCAGACCATTACGTTCGACACCGCTTTCGGTACGCTTGGAACTGAGTGGCTTGGCGGTGGTTTCGCTGTTGCGCCTACGTGGACACAAAAGTTGGCGATGGGTGTGCTGCCGAGTGCGGATTCGCCTGTGTGGACTTATTCTGGAACCGCCACTGAGTCGGCGGCGTTCAGCGTAAGTGGCGGGAAGCTGTACCAGAACAAGAACGGGTATACGTCACTACAAACAGGGTATTACGAAAGAGCGGCCTTGTCTCTCAGTAACGCTAACGGCTATCAAGTGGCCATGAGAATACGTGGAAGTTCTTGTCCCAGCACAAAAAGTAATTCGGCTGCAAGGTTGCTTATTTATGATGGCACGAAAACAAACTTCTTATCGTGGAGCGAGTATTTTGCTGAGACACAAAGCAATGCACTAAACGCATCCCCCCAATTTGACCTAAAAAATGCTATGAGTGTTCTGCACACTTCCGGTAAGGGGTCTGATTTTTATTGGTTTAAGGATGGACGTTTAACTGTTGATGGAACTGCGGTGATGACCAATACATCCGGAGCCAATCAAATTAGTTTTGGTGATTCTGATGCCGCAGCAGGTGAGAACGCAGACGTTGTTTACGACTACCTCGCCTATTACAACACCAACAACAACCCGCCCCAGTTCACTTCCGGCAGCTTGTCCGAGTACGGTCTGTGGAATGGCGATGCAACCTCGCTGCTGGCCGCGCTTTATAACGGCGGTACGCAAATCAGCATCAAGACTTACTGCGGTGTCCGCGAGAACTGGCTCGGCGCGGAAGTGGTGCAGCGGTTGGTGCAGCGGGGGATTACGAACGGTCCGACCACCACAGCACCGGCGGCATCACCGGGCCAATTGGAGGAAATGGAATGCTTTGTGGTTGGTGACAGTCTGGGAGTCAACGCCGTGGCGACGATTCAAAACAGTGGGACGAATGATAACTATGTTTGCCCCTTCATAGACGGAGTGCCCTTTATTACCCGAACCTCATTTACGTCAACAAATTTCTATGCCCTTAGCTTACCGATCAGAGCAGAAAAGAAGGTGGGTTTTGGCTTGCACAAGGTTGGACTAGGTAAGGCGGCTGGTGCGGGCACTTTTACAGCCTCAGCCATAGACAGGTCAATGACCGTGGAGGCCCGCACATGAACACCATCCGTATCCTGATCCAAGCAGAACAAGGTGATCCCGCGCATCGCATCGACGCCGGGGCACTGAACGACGCACCCATGAAATGGCCCCTGACGTTCTACACCGACAAAACCCTCGACGATTGGATGGGAGGGGCCACTCGCGTTCAAGGGCGAGGCTCAAATCACACTGAACCATAACATCTGGTTCAATTTCACCTACCGAGTTATCTAATATTAGAATCCGCGGCACTGCCGCACTACACCGGAGATCCAATGACAATCAAGATGAAAGCCGGCGAGCTGGTCCTCGCCCTCGAGGTGCTGCAGAAGATCGTCAGCGAAGGCCGCGCGATGTCGGTCAAGGGGCGCTACCGTGTCGCGCGCATGGCCTTGCTGCTCGGGCCCCAGGCGAAGGTGATCACCAGCCAGCGCGACGAGCTGATCAAGAAGCACGGCGTCGAGCTCTTCGAGAAGGAGATCGACGGCAAGAAGGTCGAGAAGGTGCGCCAGGGCGACGAGGACCTCGTGGCCGACGGCTGGCAGCCGGCCGGCTGGAAGGTGTTGGCGGCGCAGATGCCGGCCTTCGTGAAGGAATGGACCGAGGTGTGCGAGGACACGATCGATGACATCACGTGCCAGCCGATCCCGCTCAGCTCGCTCGAAACGCCGGCCGCCCTGGGCGCCCAGGAAAAGCAGCTGCCGGGCTTATCGGAGAAGGAGTTCGCGTTGCTCGGGCCGCTGGTGGTCGATGACGAGGTGGTTGGGGCATGAGGGCCGAACCGCTTGCGCGCCGCTCCGTGCTGATCGACGAGAACGGATTTATTTCGGGGTTTGGGCTGCCGCCGCTGCCGCCTGGAGGATCTTCTGACCGTCCCTCAGCACCCGCAGCATCTCCTCGAGCATTTGCTCGGGTATTGGCGTGGTTAGTGCGTCCGCTTCTACCTTGGCGATCGCCGCGTTGAGATTGCTCAACCCCGCCCCAGCCGGCTGGTGGTGGATGCGCAATAGCGTATAGACCAGCGTTTGAAGGGCAGTGACGCGCCCCATCGTGATGTTGAGATTGAGCGCCAGCTTTTCGAGCTCGTTCATTTTGTCTCCCCGGTTTCGTTAATTGCGCGCACACGCGCGGAGCTGCTCGATCAGGGCTTCCTGAGAAATTGGTTTGTCGGAGGTGCAGCACCGCGCGCGTCGCGAACTTCGCGATCCTTTGCCCGTTCATCGCTCATCGCCGGCCTCATGCTCCCCCATCGCTTAGGGAATACCTCAATTTCCATTTACTTGAACAAGGAAAGCAGCGCCAGCTGCTTTTCTGGAAGCATCCGGTTGAAAATCGCCAGCATCTCCCGAGCTCCATCGCTCATATATTCAGGCGCCATCGGTGGCGAAACGTTTGGCCGTCGCCCGACCATTGGCTGATCCACTGAGTCCTTCAGCCGCGTCACGATTTCGGCGTTCAGGCTTCGGTTATTGATCCTCGCCTCCCGCGTGAGTGCCTGACGCAGATCAGGCTGTAGCCGCAGGCCGAACGGATTGATATTGCGCACAAGAGAGTCTCTGGCCATTGGGACCTCGGGTTCGTCGTTTACCCCTCTCGCGTCTATCGGCCCGATTCTTTTGGCGGGTCCGCTCGTCTCAGACATCCGTACTTCCATAGTTATTTAGTGCTGGTTTCGGAGTGTAACCACGCTGCCACTTGACGCTAATAGCTTCATTGTGTAACCATAGTTCTTTGTGTAGCTATTTCAGGCGCTCAATTGAGAACAACAAACAGCACCCGTCGCCGCGACGAAATGCCGCTAACCGTCCGTTTTCCAAGGGGTATTCTCCCAGCGGTGAAGAAGGCGGCCAAAGAAAACCGCCGGAGCCAAAACGCCGAAATCGTGCATCGGATCGAGGCGAGCTTTCGCCTCTCGCCGGATACGTCCATTCCGAGTTCGCATAGCGAGTCCGCCCCATGAGGCAACGTTACCCCGCCCAGGCCAGCGCCGAAAAGTTAACCGGCGCCTCCGCGCCACACATCACCCCGCTCGCCCCCGACGTCCTGGCCGCCGCCCAGCGCATCTGCCAGGACTACCGCGACCAGGCCGGCAACGGCGTGCCGGCGATCGCCGCGAAGATGTCCGTCCAGCCGGGCACGCTCTACAACAAGCTGAACCCGGGCGAAGGCTCGCACCACAAGCTCACGCTGCAGGACCTCGCGCTGATCACGATCATCAGCGGCGACATCGCGGCGCTGCAGGCGTACTGCCGCACGCTCAACTGCGTGTGCTTCCCTATTCCCGACTACACCGGCCTCGCGGACGGGGCGCTGGTCGAGCTCATCAACAGGATCTACGTCGAAGGCGGCCACTTCCACGCGGCCCTGGCCAAGGGCTTCGACGACGGGACGCTCTCGGACGCCGACTACCTGCACATCGAACGCGAATCGCTCGAGTGGGTGGGGGCGATCGTTGAAGCGAAGCAGCGGCTGCGCGGGATGGTGTCGCGTGGCTAGGCCGCTGCCGATCGCCCGCGTCTCCGACAACGTGCCGGCCGGCAAAGAGCCGGGCGGCTTCGCACGCGAGTTCGCGCTCATCTTCCGCCGCGAGATCGCCAACCGTTTCATCAACGACCAGGAGACGCCATGCGCCGATCCCGTTGCCAGCACCGACAGCCCGCCCTTGGATTGCGCGTGATGCCGGACGATAAAGACATGCGCCAGGTGTTCCAGGAGATGGGCATCGACCGCCCGTTCGAGGAGGCGATCAAGAGCCCGGCGATCGAGATCTGCGTGCGCAACACGGCCGAGGCGCGGATCAACCGCCAGCGCACCTCTAAGAACGGGCGCACATGACGGGGGCAATCGCACGCGGCCTGATGGCAACCATTTTTTTTCTCGCGATCCAGATGCTGGTGACGGATCCCGAGCCACTAACCGAACCAGCGCAGGGGGTATTTCATGAACGAAGTGATGGAGCGGTATCTCACCGACGCGCAGCAGCTGCGGCTGCTCTCGACGGTGAAGGGCAGGTCGCACCGGCTTGCACGGCGCGACCATGCGTGGATCGGCCTGCTCAAGGTCACGGGCTTGCGCATCGGAGAGTTCTCGAAGATGAGCCTGGGGGACGCGCAGTTCGCCCTTGAGACGGGCTGGATTTTCATTCCGAAGAAGCATCGCAAGGGCGGCACGCGCGACCACAAGGTGCCGGTGACCAAGCCGGTGCGCGAGGCGCTCGAGGCGCTCGTCGATATCCGCGCCGAGTTCGGCGGTACCAGCGACCACGCGGAGCCGCTGATCTTCTCGCGCAAGCACCAGCGCATGAGCGTACGCGCCTACCAGGACCGCATGGCGCACTGGTGCAGCGAGGCCGGCATCGAGTCGGCAAGCCCGCACTGGCTGCGCCACACGCGCGCGAAGAACCTGATGAAGCACTCGGGGAGCGCGGACCCGCGCGGGGTGGTGCAGCAGCTGCTCGGCCACGCGTCGATCGCCTCGACCGGGATCTACACGGCGCCGTCGAAAGAGGACGTGCTGGCCGCGGCCGAGGCGGTCGACGGCAGGGGCCGGGTGCCGGCGAGACGGGTGGCGAAGGCGTTTGCCGAGCGGGGGTGCGCATGAACGAGACACAGGGTATCGATCTCGCGTCGCCGCGCCCGCGCTACGTCCCGGAAGGGATGCGGCATGTCACGCTGGAGATCGAGGCCTCCAAGCTGGAGAAGCTGCATGCCTTCATGGCGGGGGACACCTACGAGAAGGCGAAGGAGGTGCAAGACGCGAGGATCGAGAAGTGCATCGACTCGCTGCTCGCGTGCGTGCGCTTCGTGCGCCAGCATCACGCCAACTCGACGCGCTTCATCGCAAGCGTGATCTGTTCGCTCTACAACGGCGAGCGCGTGAAGGTCGACCTGTCGGACATCGGCCTCATCGACGCGGTGTGGGCCGAGCACGTGATCAACGTGATCCGGCTGCACTACGACGGGGGCCTGCGCGAGCCGCACACGTACATCAAGGACGGCGGGCGGATCTTCGAGGAGATCATTGCGCAGTACGGGTTCGAGAAGCGGCGCAGGAAGCCGCGATGAAGTACTCCGACGCGCACGTAGCGCTGTGGGAGGCCCACGTGACCATCGATCGACTCATCTGGATCGCCGGCGCGCTCACGGACATCGAGAGCAGTGACCTCGCGCAGTTTTGGGAGGATACGGATTTCGACCGGGTGCCGCCCGAGCTGAAGGTCGATACGCACGAGGCCTGGGACAACAGCGTGTTCGCCGAGCACCTCAGCGACAGCGGGATCTTCGGCCTCCTGGCCAACGTATCCACACCGATCCCGCGGAAGAACGGCGACGGGACGTGTTCGATCGGGACCTGGTCGTCGCGCTACACACACTGGATCTACGCCGAGACGCTGGAGGAGCTGCGTACGAAGGCGATCGCATGGGCCGGGGCCGCACGCAAGGAAGGCGGGGAGGCGAAGGCGGCATGAGGACCCTTGTCGTAATCGTCACGGACAGCCTTGCCGCGCTCGTCGACAGGTACGCGCGCGCGCGCGGCAAGACCTCCGAGGCCGCGGCCGCTGACCTGATCGAGAACGCGGCCAACAGCAGCGGCGACATCGTGCTGCGCATCCGGGATGTCGAGGACGCACTCGAGCGGCGCCGGAAGAAGGAGCAGCACGCGTGACGACTTCTGCCGATCGGTGCATCCCGGACCCGCCGCGGTCGGGCGTGGCCAAAGTGTCGCGGGTGCGGCCCACGGTCCACGGCCGCGCGTACCTCGACGTCCTCGAGGACAACCGGAGGCTGCGCGCGGCGCTCGCACGGGGCCCGCGCACGAACTGGTGGCTGCAGGGGCCGATCTTCCTGTGCGGGGCGCTCGGCGTGCTGCTTCCCCAGGATCCTGCGACCGCGCTCCTGGGCTATTCGATCGGGCTGGCCGGTCAACCGTTTTTTCTCCGCGCCGCCTGGCTTGCCCGGCAGACCGGCGCTTTCTATCTCGGCTTCATCTTGTGCGCGGCGTTCGCTGCCGGCATCGCACGCAACCTATAGGGGATTCGATGTTCGAAAAATCAGAAACGCCGCCGAGCCCGGCTTGGGTCGACGCCGAGTGCGCGAAGTTCGAGGGGGTGCTGCAGGAATTCACGGCCGCGATGCGCGCGCAGTTCCGAAAGAAAGCGATGGAGGGCCGCGATCGGTGGGACAAGCCCGAGAGCGCGGCCGAGCTCTACAACGTCGGCATCGCGCACATGGCGGCGGTGCCCCTGGCCGCGGGAGAAGAGGCGCACGTGGCGAACTTCCTCGCGTTTCTGTTCTGCCTGCGCATGCGACGGATGGGGGTGGCGCTGCCCTACGCGCCATCGCCGGCCGGGAGCCCGGCATGAGCGTCACAAACTGGCTCGTGGTGGCGGTGACAACCCTGCTGATGCTGTTGGCGCGCCCGGCGTCCGAAGCCCTGGCGATCATCCTGCAGGCGGCGCCATGAGGACGCGCGCAACGATACCCGTCTCGCGCCTGGTCGAGGCCGCTCTGGTGCGCGACGCCGGCAAGACGCTGCCGCTGGTGGTGACACGGAGGGCCGCGCGATGAACTGGCCACTGAGGAAACCCGACGTCGCGGCGCTCGCTGCCGCGGGGACGATTCGCACGATTCAGGACGGGAGAAACGCGCCCGTTGCGGCGAGCAGCAACGTCGCGAGCAAGCCCGCCCCGGTGCGGCGGCCGTTCACCACGGCCGACAAGTCCTTCATCGCGAAGGTGCACGGCTACATGCCGCGGCTGCAGCTGCTCGCGATCCTGAACGATCGGATGCGCGCGGACGTCGGGGACGGCGCCGCTCCCTACACGATCGCGCAGCTGCATACCGAACTCCGCGCGGTGGACGGGGGGCCGGCCGACGCGGGCGACTGGTCGAGCCTGAGAAAGATCGTGGCCCGCGCGAAGCGCGACGGGACGCTCGATTGCATCACGCGCCAGGTGATCGACGATTTCGCGGTGGTGTATTCGCTCTCCTCGGGCCAGGTGCTGGGGCTGCAGGACGCGCTGCTGCAGCCGAAGGACGACCAATGAGCCGCTCCGTCATTCAGAGGACCGAGCTCGCCAGCGCGGTGCTCGACTTCGGCACCTCGGCGATCGACTTGTCCGAGTACGCGACGATGGGCCTGCGCATGGTGGCGGTGGGACCGAGCGGGATCGGCAAGACCAACGCGGGGCTGCTGGTGGCCGAACAACTCGCCGAGCAGGGCTGGGTCTGCGTGCTGGTGGACCCGGAAGGCGAGATCGAGTCGATGTACGGCAAGGCCGTCTCCGGCGTGGACGCGCTCGACCGGCGCCTGGCCAAGCGCGACGAGAAGTTCGTCGTCGTCGCGGCGGAGGACGCGACCGAGTTCCTCCCGTATGGCCGCGCGATCCTCAAGTCGGCCGACGAGGAACGAAAGCCGATCTTCGTGATGATCGACGAGGGGCAGGTGTTCAGCGCTTCGCGCAAACGCCAGAACGATATCGGCGAGGCCTCGGACCTGGTAAACCAGTTCGCCGAACGCGGCCGCAAGCGGGCGCTGGACCTCTTTCTCACGGCCACGGGGTTCACCGGATCGCTGCATCGCTCGATCTTCCGGACGAAGAACCTCTCCTTGATCGGGCACCAGGAGGACCCGACCGCCTGGGCGTCACTGGCGCCCCTGTTCAGGTCGGCGAAGATCCAGTTCAACGATCTCCAGGCGCTGGCGCCGGGTGAGTTCTTCTGCTTTTCCCGGCGCGGGGTCGAGAAGGTCACGATGCCGATGGCCGCGGCGCTGAAGGCGGTGGCGCCGAAGGCGAAGGCGATCACGCCGAAGCTGCCCTCCACCTTCAGCCAGTGGGACCGCGCCCTGCGCGAGATGCCGAACGGCCGGTTGGACGCGCTCACGCAGCCCGTGGTGACGCTCCTGGCGGCCGTGGCCGGGCTCTCGACGCAGCAGGTGCTGTCGGGCAACCGCGCGCTGCAGGACGAGCTGGAGACGCGTGCGTGACGGCTGAGCGCGACTGGAAGGCCTTCGTGCTGGCGCACGGGTGGCGTGCGCACGCGCTCGACCTGGCGGCCTTGCTTGGCCGGACCAAGGCGGAGATCGTGAAGCTGAGGTACAGCGGCGCCTGCAAGCGTCTTCCGAAGGGGAAGTCGTTCGCCGAGCTGTTCAGCCTGTGGCACGGTCGCGAGCCGAGAGACGGGGACTGGCCGGTGCTGCGGCGGAGTCACTCGGGTGCCTTCCGGTGGCAAGCACCGGAGCTCGCGCTGCTGGCAAGCCTGGTGGGGCGGCTGCCCAAGAAGGCGATCGCGCGGGTGCTTACCCGGCGCCTGCGCGAAAAAACCGGCGACCGGCGCGCGGTGCGCACCGCTGAGTCGGTGCAGAACGGGATCATGCGCGTGGGCATGCTGGCCTCCGACGTGGTGGGCGGCATCACGGCCAAGGCGGCCGGAGACGAGCTCGGCTCGTACTGGGCGGTCGTCCAGGCGATCTCAGGCGGGCGCCTGCGGGCGCGCAAGGTGGGTAAGTTCTACGTCATCCCGCATGCGGCCTGGGCCGAGTTCAAGTCTCGGCGGATCGCGCCGCCGAAAGGGTACGTGCAGTTGTCCTCGATTCGCGACGCCCTGGGCATCCGCAGCAACGCGAAGCTGCCGCAGTGGGCGAAGGACGGGCACATCCCGACCGCGATGCGCTGCAACCCCGTGGGCGGGGGGGCACACACGACTTCGCGCGGCACCTGGTTCGTCGACGCGCCGGTGGCGAAGAAGCTGGTGGCCGACCGCCGCGCCGGCCGGCCGATGCCCTGGCAAGGCAAGCCCGACGCGGGCAACCTCAAGGCGACCTTCAAGCTGTGGTCCTCGCGGCAGCACCCGAAGGCATGCAGCACGTGCGCCGGGATCTGGGGCATCGCCGGCGCGCCGCAGACGTTCGAGGACTATGCGCGGCGCTACCCGCCGCTCGCGCACGGCGCAAAGCGGCACCTGACCCGCAAGTGGACGCCGGGAATGACGCTCGCCGAAGTGGCCAAGCATGCCGATGTCTCGGTGTGGCTCGTTCGGCAGGCGATCCGCAACGGAAGGCTCAGGGCGACCCGAACCGGGAAGGCGCTCTTCATCTCGCGCACGGATGCGACGCGCTGGAAGCATTTGCGCTGCGCGAGCGGCGAGAGCGACCGGTCCTGGACCGCGCTCGAGGTCGCGGCGCGGGACTACCTTTTCAAGCGCTCGGAGCTGCGCCGGTTCATCGCCGAAGGAAAACTGCTGTCGAAGGCCGGGACGCACGGCGCGATGCGCGGCGTCACCTACGTGTCGCGCCACCAGTGCGGCCAGCTGCGCGAGGACATCGGCTTCAGCGAGGTTGAGGCGGCGCGGCGCGTCGGTGTGAGCGTCGCGCGATTCCGCACGCTCCTCGCGGGGGTGAACTGGCGCGGCGCTGAAGGGATCCCGCTCTTCACGGTGCAGGCGGTGATCAAGCGCATCCAGTCGAGGGAGGGCTTCACGATCGGCGCGGCCGCGAAGGAAGTCGGCCGGCCGGTCGCGTGGGTGCGCGAGCGCATCAAGGACGGCACCGTGCGCGTCGCGGTCGCGAAGTGGGACCGGCGGCGGTTGTACCTCACGCGGCCGATGCTCGAGCGACTGAAGGCGGCGAAGCACCGGCCGGTCGAGCCCGAGCGGTTCACCGGCAGATGGCTGCTGCCCTCGGATGCGGCACGGGAAGCTGGCGTTTCGGTGACCACGCTCATGAAGTGGGCCGCGGACGGCGAGTTGCCCTGGCGTGATTCACCGATGGGGCGGCGTTTTGCGAGGCGCAGCCTGCGTGCGCGCGCGAAGCGCCACTGGCAGAAACCGAAATTCCGCCGTGCGGTTCCGCCGACGTGGATGGCCGCGGCGATCGCGGGCAAACAATCAATCACTCACAGCAGGATCAACGGGAGTTAGTCAATGGACAACCAGCATCAGAAAATCACCGGGTATCGAGATCTCACGCAGGCCGAGATCGACCTCATGAACGAGATCAAAGAGAAGGCGAACGCGGTGGCGCTCTGTGCAACAAGCTCGCGGCTTCGGCCAAGGAAGACCCGACCGGCGTGGATCCGCGCTGGGTCGCGATCGGGCGAACCGATCTGCAGAAAGGCTTCATGGTGCTCGTCCGCGCAGTCGCCAAGCCCACGTCATTCTGAGCATGGTCTCGGTCTGCATTGCCTGCGGCTGCGACGACCTGAACGCGTGCATCGATGCCGGCAGCGGTCGGGCGTGCCACTGGCTGCGCACTGATTCGATCGCGCGCGTGGGTGTCTGCAGCGCGTGCCCGGAGGCGCTCGACGCGTTCGACGCCGGCGACCGCCAGGTGCGCGTGCAGCCTCAATACCGCGACAGCGCTGTCCGTGGCACTGGTTGACGATCCGGAAGGACGGCTCCAATGACCAGGTTCCCGCTTTCCTGGCCGGAGGGCTGGCGCCGGAGGCTGGCCGTCAGCCGTGCTTTTCTAGAAGGTCTGCGAAGCCCGTCAAAAAGTTCACATCGGCGGTCGGCTTCTCAACCAGCTTACGAAGCATGCCGACGACGTGCATTTTGTGGGTCTGATAGTCGGGGCCGGACGCGTAGTGCTCCCGATAAAACCCGAGCGTCGTCAAAACGTCTTTTGCAACCCGGAAAGATTCGCGTGGCATGTGAACTCCCTGTGAGGTGTGGTGATGGGTACTAGCAAGCCAATCCTACCAGCCGCGCGGCGGCCGTCGCACGGCAAACAGCCGAAGGCGAACCGGCAGCATCGCTGGAACGATCGCATGGTCGCGAGCACGGGCTACATCAGGATCCGCGTCGGCCGCGGGCATCCGTTGGCGGACCCCAATGGCTACGCCTACGAGCACACGGTGGTGTGGGTGTCGGCCGGCAACCCGAAGCCCGGCCGCGGCCAGGTGCTAAAGCACAAGAACGACGTCAAGACTGACAGCAGGATCGACAACCTCGAGCTGCTCGCGCGCGCCGAGCTCAACCGCCGCAAGAACCAGAAGCACCTCAGGGATCCTCGAGGCCGGCTGCTCACGGCAACCGCGAGCTCGGCAATCCGCGCCGGCGGCACGGTGCGCTATCACTTCATGGACAAGACGTGAAAGGCCAGCGATTCTATGGCTGCTCCTGCGGGACGCGCACGTTCCTCCTCCGCACCTCCGGCGCCGTCGAGTGCTCGTCGTGTCACCTCGAGGTGAACCTGGTGGTGCGAACTTTCTTCCTGAAGCCGTCAGCGTGAAGCTCGAGACGCACGAGTGCGCGGCCGAAGGCTGCAGCGAGGCGTGCCCGCTGGCGCATCTCATGTGTGTGCGCCACTACCGCATGGTGCCCGCACCGTTGCGACGGGCTGTGTGGACGGCGTACCGGACGTATGTCCGCTGCACCTCGAGCACAGCAAACGCGAATCGTCTCTTGCGCTGCGTGAAGGATCTCCGGGGGGCGCAGACCGCGGCGATAGCGGCCGTGCGCGAGAAGGAAGTTCGCAAACAGCAACGCATCGAGGAGATCCAGACCCCGCTCGGCTTATAGCCGCACACGCCCAACGCAGGATTAGAGGGCTAAATCCCTGCCGCCCGAGCCCGAGCTCCCTTCCTTTCCCCGGGGAGCTCGGGCGGAGGCCCCGGTTATTCAATTGGCACCCCACCCATGGCGACGACAGAAGAAATCAAACAAAGGGTCGACCTTCACGACCTGGCCGACTGGATCGGCTTAAAGCGCGGTGTAGGCGCAAAGGCAAATTATTTCCGACCAGGAGCGGACGAGCAGAACCCATCGCTCTCGATCTACAAGGACAAGCAGCAACGCTGGGCATTCAAGGACCACGCGGCCGACAAGCACGGCAGCTGTATCGACCTGGTGATGCACGTGCGCGGCTGCGACGTGGCCGAGGCGATGCGCCAGCTCCACGACTTCCTCGGCATCAAGCCGGAGAGGCCTGGCGCGGCCGAGCCGCGGCGCGAGAAGACGACGGCCGAGTACATTGCGGACAAGTGCTACGACCAGCTGGACCGTGCGATGACGTACTTGCAGAGCCGCGGGATTCCGACCGCCACCATCCGCCACGCGCTTGATCGGAAGACGGTCGGCTTCAATGACTGGCATAGCGTGAAGGTCGAGCCGGGGGGGCATGGCCACGGCGGGCCGGCCGTCGCGTTCATCGTGCGATCGATGAACCCGAACCACGTGGTGGCTGTCGACATGCGCTACCTCGACCCGAAGCTCAACGGTGGCACCAAGACGCAGGCGCAGGGCGAGAAGCACGGCTATGGATGGTTCATGGACCTGAAGCGCCTGCAGGCGGCGCACACGGTCTACGTCGTCGAGTCGCCGATCAATGCGTTGACGGTGGAAGCGGCCGACATGCCCTTCACGGCGGCGTTCGCCACGCGCGGGGTGTCAGCGATCGCCGGCATCGACTGGCGCGTTTTCCAAGGCAAGCAGGTGATCCTGTGCTTCGACAATGACGAGCCCGACGAGAAGGGCCGCCGCGCCGGGCCCGAGGCCGCGTGGCAGCTGCACGAGATCCTGACCAGTCTGGATATCTCGGCGCTGTTCGTCGATCAGTCGGGCTGGAAATACAACGACGTGAACGACATCCTCAAGGCCAAGGGGCTCGACGAGCTGAAGTCGACGCTGAAACTGATCGAGGATTGCCTGATCCCGGGCCAGCCCTACGGCGGGCAGCTGCCGGAGGGGGCGAAGCCGCGCAAGTCCCGCGTGTGGCTGCCGGTGCACGACTATTCCGAGTATGGCCGGTACCGTGTGAAGCCGGACTTCATGAGCTTCGTGGTGAAGAAGACCGACGCCGACGGCAGCTCGCACGAAGAGAACAAGAACCTGGCCGGCTTTCGCGTCGCCGGCATCTCGCGTGTCACGATCGCGAGCGCGCGCGCCACGATGAGCGGGGATCCCGACGACCAGCCCAGGGTGATGTTCGCGGTGAGCGTCCAATCGCCGCGGCACGGTGCGGCGCTCACGAGGCGCGTGCTCGACGACGACAAACTGCACAACCTCGACGTGTGGAACAAGTTCGGGCCGGTGTTCACGCAGGGGCCGTTCCGCCGCATGGTGAACATTCTTGAGCGCACGGCCGATATCGGCGCGCGCAAAGCGATCAATTTCGTGGGCCTGGCCTGGCGCGACGGAAAGCTGATCGTGAACGAGGGCGCGGACTGCTACTTCACGCTGCCGATGCAGCAGTGCCCATACCACAACCTCACATTCCCGACGGGCTCGGCGGCCGACGCGCGCAATGTCGTCCAAGCCTATCAGCGCACGTTCAAGAACAATGCGGCCGCGCTGGTACTGGTGTGGGCCCTGGGCGGCCACCTGAAGGCGCTGCTGGGCTTCTGGCCGCACATGACGCTGCAGGCGACCAAAGGCAGCGGCAAGTCGACACTGACGAAGCACCTCGAGCGCACGCTGGCCATGACGATGTTCTCGGGGCAGAGCCTCACGACCGAGTTCCGTTTGTTGACCTCGATCTCGCACACGTCGCACCCGATCGGGTGGGAGGAGCTCTCAGCGCGCGGCCAGGTGGTGATCGACAAGGCGGTGAGCATGCTGCAGGAGGCGTACCAGTTCACGACGACCGCCCGCGGCACAGAGATGACGCAGTACCTCATCTGCGCGCCGGTGCTGCTGGTGGGCGAAGACGTCCCGGTGCGATCGCTGATCGGCAAGCTCGTGGCCACGAGCCTCACGGCCGCTGGCAAGGGCGAGATGCTGCCGCACAACCTGCCGCGGTTTCCGGTGCGGCAGTGGCTGCAGTTCCTGGCCGGCTTCACACGCGATCGGATTCACGCACTGTTCGACGAGGAGAAACGCCGCTGCATGGCGTCCTGCAGGGCCTCCGGCGCCGACGACGGCGCGGTGAGGATGGCGCACAACTACGCCGCGCTGATCGTCGCCTGGAGGCTGCTGTGCGAGTTCACGGGCCTCGCCCCCTCCGAAGGCCAGTTTGCTGCCGATGCCCTGGCACAGATGAACAAGCACATAGAGAAGACCAGCGGCGATCGCCAGCCCTGGGTATGGATCATGGAGACGCTGCTGAGCGAGATCGCGCAGAACAATTTCCGCCACCCGTTCAAGTGGGACAGCGTCAGGACGCCCGCCGGCGCCGAGGAAGAGTGCCTGCTGGTGCGGCCGGCGCACGTGATGGATCACCTGTCGTCGACGATGGCCCTGAGGGAGAAATGGAACGGCCTGCCGATCAAGAGCAGCACAGCGCTGAAGGAGCAACTCGAGATCGCCGAGGTGATGCTGGGCGACCACCATGAGCGCACGATCGGCGGCGACGGCTACGGCAACCCCGGCCGGCGCGTGTCGCACCTGGGTGCCCTGTCGATCACCAAGATGGAGAAGTTCGGCCTGTATGCCGTGCGGCCGGCCACGGGTCAGATGCCGCTGCCCCCGGGCTTCCGCTGATGGTCCGCCCCCCCATCCCCCACAAAAGTGGAAACCCGCCGGAGCAGACCCCTTCCTTGAAGGGGGGAGGCCACCGCGTCGCCTTTTCGCAACGGGGGGGCAGGGAGAGATCGGAAATCCGGTGGAAAATAAGCCCACCTTATCCTAAGCCCTTGACGCTGGAGAGGAAGGGCCTCACGGGTTTACCCCGAATCTCCACGCTTTGGCCTTCAATATCCACGGAACCTCCCAGTTTATCCACGGCGGTGCTTTCGTCGATCGAGCCGAGCCTCTCTATATATCTCTCTCTTTTTAAAGAGAAAAAGAAGAAGAATAGAGGGGCCACGGCCAAAACCGCGATCCACGGACTTCGGCATGCGGTGAAAATTTCATCCACGGAATTGCACCCCCAAAAGGCACAATCCCGTGGATGCCCGTGGATGGCTTTTCCTTCCAGCGTCAGACACTTAGCTCTCGCTGGTGAGGTGATCCACGGATCCACGGTCAATTCTGCCTGGGGGGGTGTGTGACCGGCCCCGAGCGCTACGTGAAATTGGCCGAGGAATTCCTCCAATGGCTCCGCCACAACCGCGGCCGAGCTGAGCGCACGGCGTCGGCGTACCGCCTGGCGCTCGATCGCTTGGGGAAGTTCGCCGGCGATCGGGATCCGCTCGAGCTCGGCCGCGAGGACCTCGACCTCTTCACAGGCGCCTGGCTGTTCAAACAGCTGCAGATCGGGCCCCGCGGCCGCCGCACCTACGTCGCTGCGGTACGCGAGTTCTTCAAGTGGTTGTACCAGGCGAAGCTGCTCGATCGGAATCCCGCGGCGAGCATCGAGTACCCCGACGTCGGCCGAAGGCTGCCGCGTGTGATCACGCTGGCCAACGCCGAAAAACTGATGTGGGCGCCGAACTTCAACACCTTCGAGGGCGTGCGCGATGGCGCGATCCTGGGCCTCCTGGCCGGCTGCGGGATCCGCGTGAGCGGGCTGGTGATGATGAACCAGGGCGACGTGCTCGAGGATTCGATGGATGGTCATCGTCGACTGAACATTCGAGTAAAAGAGAAAGGCAATCGCGAGCGCCTGGTGCCGGTGCCGCGCGAGGCCGACATGTTGCTGAGGATCTACCTCGAGCATCCGGAGCTGAAATCGATCGATCGCGACCTTCCGACGGGCGATCGCGTGCTCTTTATTAGTCTGCGCAACAGGAGTTGCCCGCCGCACGAGTACCACGGCGAGCGCCGGCGGCTGAATCGTCGATCGGTGAACGAGATGATCCTGCGCTACGGCACGCGCGAGGGTATCGCGCTCGAGCAGCTGCACCCGCATGCCATGCGCCACCTATACGGCACCGAGCTGAAGGAGGAGGACGTGCCCGACTCCGTGGCGCAGATGCTGCTGGGCCACATGGATCCGAAGAGCACGGCCATCTACACGCACACGGCCATGCGCAAGCTCACGCGTGAAGCGGACAGGGCAAACCCACTTTCCAAGATGAAGACGCCCGTCACCGACCTGCTGAAGCAGCTAGGCAAGCCGTGAACGTGCCCCATCGACGCCTCCGCTTCGTTATAACCGGACACAACTCATCTTTCGGGAGGCTGCGACGAAGTGGGCTGTTTAGGGCTCTACATAGGGAAATTAGTGGGCGGATCGATAGGGGCTCGCACCGTCCGCAAACATGTAAACAGAACGGGCTAACTCGGAAGGGGCGTGAATTGCGTGAATTGCGTGGTCTGCCAGAAAGCGCAGTTCGAGGCTGGGCTCGCAGAGGGGTGCTCAGTGCCTGGTGAGCGTCAAAAGCGCAGTTCGCAGAGCGTCGTGGCCCGCATGGGTGCCGATCGCCAGGGGGTGGGGGCT